GCGTTGTGCAATACGACTACCTTGGCAATTCCTGATCGGGACGTAGGTGCAACCATCAATCGCATCAATGACCGAACAAATGAAATGCCGTTTGCGCTTTTCATGTCAAAATCTCAGGCCGACGACTTGTTCGTTGACTGCGATAAGGTGTACAAGTCTTTGGAATACATGATTTGTACGCGCAATTTCAAACCTGGCAAGGCTGAATCGTGCTTAGGTGGCGCCCACTATTACCCCGATCGGGATGTGTATACGTGCCGACCACAAATCACGGATGATGAGCATCTACTCGTGTTGCTGGACAAATTTGGTCCACTGATCAACACGAGCTACAACTATCATGGTGTGCCGATCGTACTGGGTGAGGAGCAAATCAAACACACCCACAAAATGCAGCGTCAAACAGCTCCTGACGTCGCTTTCAAAACCATCATCGTAAGGAAATAACATGTCTTTCGCACATCAAGTAGTCGACTTCAACCAGCGTGTTCTGAACATCGCCCAACGCCCCCACGGCCTGCTGAACCAGGCTGAATTGGACATCTCCATCAAGTGCTTGCACGAGGAGATTGACGAATTCAAGGAAGCCGCCGAAAAGGGTGACTTCATTGGCCAAGTGGATGCACTCATCGATCTTCAGTATTTCGCCATCGGCATCTTGTATAAGATGGGTTTGACACCTGACCAAATCGTGGCTTGTTGCACCGCTGTCCATGAGGCCAACATGGAAAAGAAACTGGGTGTTAATGTCAAGCGGGGTGACGGTTCGGCAGCGGATGCTGTCAAACCTGAAGGTTGGTTGGCGCCGGAGCAACGAATCGGCGAAATTCTGGGTGACTAACTCATGATCATCCTTGAGGGTATGGATAACAGCGGTAAGTCTACTCTTGCCGCCAAGTTCGGCCTCGAGGTTGTGCATCCAGGCCCTGCTCCTAAGTCTTATGGCGAGGAGCAGGGTTTTTTGGATTCTCAACTCCGAGATGCTCGTCTTCCTATCGTGATGGACAGAATCACCTGCATATCTTCTCAGGTATACAAGGGCAAGCTGTTCGATAACCGATACATGGATTATCTGCGCCAAATGGTGGACACGCCCCATTGCCTCATCGTGTACTGCCGACCACCTGACAACGTAGTGTTGAACTTTGATACCCACAATGTCAAAGCTCATGACACACCTGAGCATCTAGCTCGAGTAAAGGCGAACGCTCGCCAATATCTCGAATCATATGATAGGCTGATGCAACGCATACCTCACATGCTGTATAATTACAAATGTGCGGATGAATCAATCATTCAACAAGCGGTAGATTCGCAATTCATGATAGGAGAATGGAAGAAATGTCTAACCAAATTGCAGCTTTTGCAAACGCCAAAACGTGGCTAGAAATGTTCGATCGTACCATGACTCACGGTACGGTCGTTAAGCCTCGTGGCTATGAAATTGTGGAGATTGAGGACTTGCAGATTACTGTCAGTCCTCTGTTTCCATTCATGGCGTTTGCGGCTCGTAACTACAACGTCGACTACTTCAAGAAAGAGATGTTGTGGAAGCTGACTGCCAACAAGTTCGATGAGTCTATCAAGGCTCACGCCAAGATGTGGGAGACTGTTCAGAACCCTGACGGAACCTTCAACAGCAACTATGGCCAATACTGGTTCGGCGAACAGCAAGGATTCTTCTCTGTTGTTTCTGAACTCATGCGAGATGTTGACAGCCGTCGAGCAGTTATCCCAATGTTGTCCAAGGAGCACATGACTCCTGAGACCATTGATACGGTGTGCACTGAATCGGTTGGCTTCCGTATCCGTAACGGTCGACTCAATATGTCAGTGCACATGCGGTCTAGCGACCAAGTGTTCGGCCTCGGAACTGACATCCCCACTTTCAGTTTCCTGTACCGACTGGTGTACGCAGCTCTCAAAGGCATGTATCCAAATCTGGAAATTGGTGATATGAAAATCACAGCCATGTCAAGTCACATTTACTCTCGCCACTTTGAGATGGTTTCCAAAATCATCGAAAAGGGTGACGATGAATTTACGACCATTGACATGCCTTGGCCTGATACAGTGTCTGAAGCCTTGTTCATCGCCGCATCTCGTGGTAAAAACCTCGAGCGTGCTGGCAAGCTCGGCAACTGGCTGATTGGAGAATAACATGCGTCCAGACCTTGATACATACTTCATGTCGATGGCCGTTCTTGTCGCCAGTCGTGCAACGTGCCCTCGCCGTAAGGTTGGTTCGGTTCTCATCAATACTCGTGGACATGTTCTGGCAACAGGATACAACGGTGTTGCCGCCGGTCAAACTCACTGTATTGATTCACCTTGCCCTGGTGCGGGTCTTCCATCTGGGCAAGGTCTGGACAAATGTCAAGCTCTTCACGGTGAACAGAACGCACTTCTCCAGTGCCGTGACGTTTACCAGATTGATACAGCTTATGTCACCGCTTCTCCGTGCATCACGTGTACGAAACTCTTTCTGAATACATCGTGCAGACGTATCGTATTCCTGGATGAGTATCCGCACTCTGATGCAAAAGACTTGTGGGTTGCATCCGGTCGTGACTGGGTGCAATTCACTAGAAATGAGCTTTTACTTGTTCAACCGACATAAGTAGAACGCTCTCACGCCGCTCTGATGCGCTCACACGCTAGTAGTTAATATGCAGATATAAGTTACTAAAATGAGAACGATTCAGAGCGATAAATTTAACTGAAAGGACTGTCATGGTTACGAAAAAACCCAACCCACCTCAGAATCTGTTGCAAGAAGCTGAACAAATCATCTACGGCGATCGTGAAAAAACCTACGGTACGCCTGGCAAGAATCTGCAAGCGATTGCTGATTTTTGGACTGTTCATCTCCGTCACAAATACAACTTCAACGGCGAGGTGACGATGGACGATGTGTGTCAAATGATGATTCTGGTGAAACAAGCCCGTCTCATCAACGACCCAACGCACCACGATTCTCAAGTGGACATTGCAGGCTACATCGCTCTCCAAGAGCGCGTGCAAGAATAACCAAAGGGCTTCGGCCTTTTTCTTACGAGGTGTCAAAATGAAATACTTAATAGCCGCGCTGCTCATAGCTAGCAGCGCCCAAGCGGCAGACAAGGCGACATACGTCGGTGAGGGCCGATATGTGTGCAATGACTGCAGCGACCGCATGAAATACGAAGTCCAACGCGACAACGCCCGTCGCATGGATGAAGACCGTCGTGAGCGTGATGCACGCCGTGAACGCGAACAAGAACGTGGTTATCGTGAGCTGCGCGAGAAAGTGAGAGGTTCACGATGATTACTCTGTATCGCAAAAACGCTGGTGGAATTGGTACGTGGCGAATCTGGAATATCGACCAAACCATTCACATCGCCCACGCCACCGTAATGGGTGGAAGTGAAGTTACTCACACAGAACTTGTACCTCAAGGCTTGGCTGGAAGGAGCATCTATGAGCAGATTAAACTGCGCATCAACTCACGTGTATCGCGCATGCGTGACAAGGGTTACAAGGATACAGTTGAGCAGGCTCTGGCTAGTAGCACGAATCAACTTGGTCTTCTCCGCCCAATGTTGGCTCAGTCGCTTGACAAAGTTTCGTCGATCAATTACGAGGGCGCAGTCCTCCAGAAAAAGCTCGACGGCCATCGCTGCCTTATTACGAAGCAAGACGGTGGGCTCATCGCCTACTCTCGCCAAGGCAAGGAAATTCCGGCTATTCAGCACATTCTCAAGGCGCTGACCGACCGAGTTTCTGAAGGCGTGACTCTGGATGGTGAGCTCTACGTGCACGGTCAACCATTGCAGACTTTGGCCTCATGGATTAAACGTGAGCAGCCTCGTACGGCAGAACTCAACTTTGTCTGCTACGACCTTGTATCAAACGACAGCTACAAGGACCGACACGAAGAGATGCAAGACATTCTTGAAGGTGTCGACACTAGGGCTAACGGCAAAGTTCTTGTATTGCCCTACTCGCCCTATACAGGTGAGGACGCCATGTTCGATGAGTTGATCAGAGTGCGAAGGGCAGGGTTCGAGGGACTTATGCTTCGTTTGGACGGACGGAAGTATGAGGACGGAAAACGAAGCTCGTCGCTGATCAAGGTCAAGAAATTCCATGACGATGAGTTTGAATGCATCGACATTGAACCGAGTCGTGATGGTTGGGGCATCTGCGTTCTCAAGGCAAAAAATGGCGTCGTCTTTCGCACCAGCGCGCCTGGAACATTGCAAGAAAAAGAACGTCAACTCCATAACAAGGAGCAGTACATTGGGAAATATCTGACTGTGGAATATAGTCAGTTGACCAATGACGGGGTACCATTCCACCCGTCTGCAATTCGCTGGCGGGAGGATGTCTAATGCGTGCAGATGTACTCGATGACGCCTCTGAGCTCGAAGAGCAAGAACGATTAGGTGCGATGGCGAAACTGGTTGCTAGCCGGGAACCTACTCCACCAGATTTTGACGGAATTCATTGCCAAGACTGCGGTGAAGAAGTCGAAGTAGCGAGACGCGAAGCCGGAAGGTTTCGTTGTTTCGAATGTCAAACTGCACATGAACAACGTGCAAAACTTTTCAGGAAATAACATGAAACACATTATGGTCGACTTGGAGACTCTCGATAACTCCAGCACCTCCTGTATCATATCTATCGGGGCGGTACTGTTTGACTTCGAGAAAGATGAAGTCTATGAAACTTGGTATCTCACTGTCGATGCCAATAGCTGTGTTAAGGCTGGACTGACCATGTCCCCTGATACAGTGTTGTGGTGGCTCAAGCAATCGGACGAAGCTCGTGCCATGTTCAAAGAGCAAGGTTCGAGTCTTGAAAGTGCACTGAAACTGTTCGGCGCTTGGGTGCAAGGGCATGACCCTGAAGGCGTGTGGGGTAACGGTGCAGACTTTGACAACGTGATTCTGGCAACTGCATACAAAGCAGTGGGTCAGAAACTCCCGTGGAAGTACTACAAGAATCGCTGCTTCCGTACTATGAAGAATTGTTTCCCAGTGGCACTGATGCGTGAAGGCACCCATCACAACGCAGTCGATGATGCGGTCCATCAAATGAAACAGTTGAAGTTGATCAACACGACTTACAACCTCAATCTGAAGTAAGACTCTTCAGAGCACTAAAAGGGACCTTCGGGTCCCTTTCTTATTTAGAGCGTACGTTCAGAGCGCTATTTTACGCTCTGAACGTACGCTCTGGTTCAGTTTCAAAATAGTAAGTACATAGTTATATATTAACTACTTATTTTAACTACCTTCAGAGCGCAATCAGAGCGCTACTTTTAGCACAGGTGTGCGCACTTTAGTACTGTAAATAAAAGACGGCTACAGATTGCTCCGTAGCCGTTAAAGTGGCAACCAAGCCACAGTGGGAGGCAACTACCAAGGAAACTGATTCTTACTTAACCTTCTCCGTCATGTTCACAAATGCGTCGCTGATAGCATCCGTCTTCTTGGAACTTCCGGCAGACGAACCGAAGAAGAACCCGACAACTTGCTGAGCATTGGCTGCAGCGTAGCCAATGATGGTACCGACAAAGCCGGACACCATGCCGACGACCGACGCATCCTTGATCGGGATGTTACCAGTCAGCAGCGCATACGAGCCAAACAGTGCAGCGTACATGACTCCGGCGAAGGTGCACAGGATGACGACGCCGAGCCAGAAGACTTTGGCATCCTTGTATTTGCGGGCATCTTGGGTGTCCGACACATACATGGTCTTCTCGCTCAGCTGGAGCTTGGCCACATCGATGTCCAGCTCCTTCATCTTGATAGCGAAGGCTTGATCAGCTTCTTTCAGTTTGACCAGGGCATCAGGGTTGAGACCTTTCAACAACGCCTCTTGAACCTGCGTTTCGGTAGCTTCGCCGTCACCAAGAATGGTTTCGCCGAGTACTTTAATTGCCGTACCAGCTAGAGGACCGCCAAGGGCGGTGCCTAGGATTGGTGCAACAGATTTGACAATACTTTTCCAGTCCATGTCATGCTCCTAATGTTTTACCAGATTGAAAATCCGCCAGCTTCAAACCACCTGTATATTGGCAGTGAGCTAACTCCTTAAATGTCTTCCAGCGACCAGCCCATTCAAGGCCTACTGATTCTGCAATGACACCACAGCGCTTGAATACAGAGGTGTCATTCCAGCAAGCCTTGCCACGGACGATAGGCACGAAATCAAAAGCCACTCGCCAGTTGTGAAAAGATTGTCCTGCTTTTGCGTTGGTGACAATCTTTTCACCTCGTGCTTTGGAGGTCATAGACCGACCCTGATCATACAGGGCTTGTTGAGACTCCAAGTCACGGTACGTTGACGTGATGAGCACATCGATGCCATTGGCTTTGCATTTGGCTACAAACGCATTCGCCATGGCTTGCACCTTTGGGTGCAAGTCCTTAATGTCACGGCTGTTTAACACCTACGGCCTCCAATCGTTTTTCAAGTTGCTCAATGCGTTGCTGCTGAAGCTTGTTGACAATGTCGCCATCTGTGACATGGGAGAACACCCACATCGTGACGCCAAATACAGCCGCTTGAACCACACCGCCCATAACGCCTATCACTAATGCACCGCCACGGAATCGGTTCACGAAAGACTTCACTTCATGGTCCATCGTAGTGGTTTTCGTCTTGAGCTCATCATATTTCGTCCACAGGGTGTCCATATTTTTCTGAGCCGTTTGGTTATGGATAGTCAGCTCCGCCAACGTCTTATCCAAGGTTACGATTTGTGAAATAGCCGTTTTGATATCGCCGATATCAGAAGCCACGAATTTAATTTGCTCGCGGAGCTGAGAGAGCTCAATCGCAAATTCCTGTTGTTCGGTGCTCATTGTCATGTCTTTATATTGGTTTCAAGAGTGGAGACAAGAGCAAATCCCGAGGAGTGATTCGGAAGGCTTCGTCAGCATTCAGCAACGGAGTGCCAGCCTGCTTGAACGCCCACGCCATCAATTCACTGCAAAACCACTTATCGTCTTCTTCCCAGTTACGATGCAAGCCAAGGCCTAGTACCCCGGCCCAATCATAGGGCTTACCTTCTTGTGACTTCAGGATTTCGAACAATTTAGCCTCGTCAGCAACTTCGACTTGAAAACGTCGAACCGCTGAGTAGTGACCAGGCTCGTGTTCGCAGACTCCAGTTTTAGCGAGAGCACCAAACAGTTTCCCGTTCGGCAGTACTACATCGATATGGCTGAAGTCGCTCCACGTGAAGGCACGGATGATGTACGAACCATAGAGGGGCGAAGCGGAAAACTGAACGGTGACCATGATTAAATCGCTTTCAACTGGTTGATGATTTGAAGGCGAATAGTCTCCACCGCCTGAGGCGACGTAGCTTTCTTCACATTCTCCTTGCCAAGGCGACGAATCGTCTCGACCCCTGTAGTCAGCGCCACCCACTGATCTTGCTCAGCGATAATGTCGTCAGCCGCTTGTTGCGCAGAAATACTACGCGCCGTGGCTTCAGACTGCACCAGTCCAGGGATGGCACCTTGATAGTTGCCAGCCTTGTACTTCGTAGCCTGGTCAGCCTTGATCAAGTACGTCGCCGCTTGCCCAGGGACATCTGTGATATACTTAACTCGGGTCAAGCCGGCTTGGTTGTCGATGTCAATCGCGGCTTGCGCCTTGATAGCATCGAGTGAAATTTTGCGAATCCAGGTGTTACCACCGAAATCCCACATCCAGTCACCTGACGGAGGGGGTCCGAGAACCTCCTTGAAAGGTGTACCTACGGCGACAAGACCAAGGTAATTACCTTGATTGTCAACCCCATGAACCACAACTTCATCAGCCATTTTTAATCTCCTTTTGATACAACACAAATTAACGAACCATCATTTAATTGATGCATGGTAACTATGCGACCAGTTTCATTTATGAAGTATTTAGGCATGTCAAATACTCTGCAATTTATATATGTACAATGATTTTGCCGATGAGTTCGCTGTCCAGGGTGGTGTAGGAGATACATCGCCGCATCCACATATTTTCACCGAGTTGACATAGCACACAGCAGTGGTACCATTTTCGTCTGTTATAAATGTTTGACCTACACCATTTACAACAGCTTTGTAAATTCCTGCACCGTATTGGGCGTTGCAATTTATACTAGGTCCGCCATTTTGGATGGTATTCGACCAACTGTATTTTAACACCCAAGATAAATTTTCACCCTTTGTCGCAAATCTATCGTGCAACCAGCCGTAATTCGAGGTCCATACCTGGCCACTGTTATTCGTGTAAAGTTCCCAGTTACCAGTATTGTTTAAGAATCCAATTAAGCCATTGTTTGCACGAATGTATTTATTGCCCCAATCGGTATCCACCATCGTGATGTAGTTATCATTCGATGAGATATTCAGTGATGTTACTGTCAGACCTCCGGACAAGGTGCCTCCGGACAAAGGTAGACAATTCATCACCGGAACGCCACTCAGGCGAGCCCATGGAATAGTACCCGCAGCAAGAGTGCCATTATCCCAACGCCATTGCCATTCACCTGCACCTGTATCGTATTCACCCGTTTGACCTCCGGAACTCATGAAGTAGCGGGACGTTGAGTTGAACTGGAATCCAGCCCAGCCGTTGTTAGCCCCGGTGATGTTCATACCACCGTACGTACCCGCGGCTTGAGCATTTCGAGCCCCTGCACCAATAGACGCATTGAAGTTTGCGTCAGTCAAAAACTTAGTCCAAGAACCCCACGCGGCACCGCTACCTGCTCGATACCATAAGTTTCCATTATCTGTAAATCCAAGCTGATGTGCGTTACCGCCTGAAAAATCTGGGCCTGTCGAATATGTACGAAACGACATTACGCCGTGATATGTGCCGCCGTCCCTTAAGCCATCTGTTGAATTGGCGCGAAAGTCAAAATAAGCCCCAGCTGATCGATCTTGAGGGGCGTGATTGCTAGACCTAGTATCCGCCGCAATAACGCTGTTGTCCAAATTACTGGCTGATTTACTGAAAACGTTAGACTGAAGCCCGTTGAATAACTGAGCATTCAAATTCGTATTGAGCGTGCCATTACTTAGTGGGATGTTGCCGCTAGCGTTGCCCACGGATTTTCCGGCCACGGTGGCAACATCGATAGCGTATTGAGAAGCCAAAGCGGCCCACGAAAAACCGTTGTATTTCTCAAATCGATTATTGGTACTAGACCAACGAATTGCATTTACAGGAACGTTGGTTGTGCCTGTACCGTCCAACCCCTTCGCCAGATCGGCCATCAAATCCTTGATGGATTGTAGCACTGACGCGTATGCATCAGTGACTACCGGTTTGTTAAAATCTCCAGCCATTATTAAACTCCTTTAGCAGACCATGAGAACGAACCGCTGACGCGATTGCCGTTCAAATCGTACAACAAAACCTTGAAACTTGTCGGATTAGGGGTATCAACAAAATCATACAACGCAATCCGCGGTTGACCTCCAGCAGGGACCGCAGCAGTTACATCGATCGATTCAACATCGATGAATGTGCCAGGTGTAAAGTTGACAATTGTACCGCCTACATCTGATGCATTGGCGTATCCGGTGCCGTTGTCATTACGACGCTTGATAGCCATCTTCGTATTTATCGATGTAACCTGAATCAAATTGTCGCCACCAGAACCTGCGGTGAAATTGATACGGAATCGAATATATCGGAAATTTGTCGCATAAATAGAGGATTGTCCTGTAAACTGAATCCAGGCGTCTCCAGCATTTGCCTTGACAAACAAGTCGATCGTATATGTGACAGAGCCTCGCAATACAGTGTAAGTCGGCGTCACTGAAATCGTAGTGCCTTGAGTGATCAAGGTACCATAATCAATCGTTTCATCGTATGTACCAGTGCCACCAGAGGTCGATGGTTGGAAATACAATGGATAACCTGCGTTGATCTGGTCTTGAATCGTAGCCCATGAGCGATTTGCAAAGTGTTGTTGCCAGGTTTCATCAGGGAGAACCGCAAGCAGTGTATTTTCAACCACTTGCACATTGGAACGAGTGCCGTTCAACAATGAGTTTTGGTTGTACCGCAACATGTAGTCAGGGGGTTGGCTAACCACCGCGCTTACGCTTGCAGGGGTTCCTACGTTTCCAGCGGAGTCCACCGGAACAATCCAGTACGTGTAAGTACCACCTGCTTGCTCGAACAATGCAGCAAATCGTGAGTAAATGATGCCTACCTCTGTAGCAGATGCGAAAACCGCACCTTTACGAACAGAGTAATATTGAATCGGTAGACTAGCCGTACCGTCTTGCCAACGAAGCAAAACGTTGTTATCGATAACCTCGGCCGTAGCCTCAGCAACACTAGGTGACTGAATTTGAACTGTCACAGAGGTTGGCGTACCAACGTTTCCTGCAACATCCACACCTGCGACCCAGAATGTACGAGAGCCACCAAAATCCGCCTTAAACAGGAGGGTGTTACTCATTGGCGCTGCGACGGCAGTGCCGAATGACCATGTAGAACCGTGACGAACTTCATAGTGGTCCATAGCGAATGCGCCAACGACCGAAGCCCATTCAAGGACAATGTTTGGTCCACTGATTCCGGCAGTCAAGTTACTCTGAGCAGGTACACCGATAGAAATATCCGTGCGGGCGGCGTTGGTAGAGTAATTACCAGTTGTGTCTAAGGCCTTAATCCACACGCTATACGTACCAGCAGTTTTGATTTGCCAGTTATACGATGTTGTATAAGCTTTTTCCAGAAAAATTGCAGAATCCCAGCTAACACCACTATAACGAATTTCGTATGCATCAAGGTCAATGTCAGCGTTTTTATTCCACTTCAGACGAATTCCGAATTGCTCGACTACATTGGTAAAACCCGTCACATCTGCAGGCGGTGCGGTTTTACCGAGTACAGAGTACGTGGCGGTGTTAGAGTATTGTCCATATAGGCCAACGACGCTTATAGCCCGTACGCGAACTTGATACGAACCAACCTGTACATCTGGAATATCCACGGAAGTGGACATGGTATCTGGTAGCATAACCCAGTTGCCACCATTTGTTTTACGATATTCAACTGAGTAACGAGAGGCTTGGGTAGGCGCTTGCCAGCTAACAGTCATCATAGTCCGTACATCACCTTGAGCGATATACAGGTACTCTGACACGTTCACGGTTGCAATCTTACCTGGTACTGCGGATAAGATAGACGTGGTACGAGCCTCAAGCTTGAGATCGTTCTCGATAGCCCCGAACTTGGAAGGCTCATGAGCTACTGCAATAATGGCGTACGTATTCTTGTCGCCTTCTGCAACTGACAAAACTCGAAAATAAGCAGGTTCAAGGACAGACGACTTCATTACCCATATTGTCTGAGTAGTAGGCGTGAATGAGAATGCGGTCGAAGCCGTAACGTTTTGTGATGTACTTGGAGATGAGATAAGTTGTCGCTCTTCGACCTTACCATCAGGAGTAACTAAGGACAAGTAGTAGACTGCACCACTTGTCATAGTGATCGGCGCATCCAAGGTGAACGATGACGCGCTAGACACTCCAACAAGACGACCACCAATTCGAGCCCCCGCCTTGTCCTGGTCAGCAATCTTGATAACCTGGCCAGGACGTGCAATAACACCGTCTAGTCCAGTCTTGAACTCGACGATTTCAGTCTCCATCCGTTCAGAATAGAGAATCCATTTTCCAACACGATTTGCTTGACCGCGAGAAGTGCAGCCGACAGCAGTAACTTCAGCTTGAACCACACCGAATCGCTTGATGCCTTCGACGTCTTCGACATATTCGACTTTAGATTTGTAGTTATCAGCAGGGTCATTCCAGGTGACAAGAGCCACCGTATGACGAGCCTTACGACTGGAGCCAGAGTAAGTAAAAAGTCCATCAATTACGTTCGCATTCGTATACAGGTACACTGCATCCTCCGGCGCGTCTTGCACCGTAGTGATAGAACCTTGTTGCCAGTACAACATGCCGCGAAAGACCGATGCCATGTTTTGCAACACATTATAAGCCTCAGCACGAGTCTGAAGGTACATGTTGCAAGTAAACCGTGGCTCATATCCACCAAAACCATTGGGAACCTGACCATCGCAATACTGGGCGATTTTATACAGGGACCACTTGTCAATTTGTGACGTCGCCAGATAGTCACCAAGACCATATCGAGCGTTTGTCAGCAAATCATAGAAACACCATGCAGGGTTGTCAGACCACGCAATCTTGAACGAACCATCCCAAATGCCAGAGTATGTACGAGCAACCGGGTCGTAATTGGTGGGTACCTTGATACGCAGCAGCTTCATCAAGTACCCACGACGTGGAATCGAACGAAACTGAGCAGAGTCAACAGTCAGTGCAACCAAGGCGCTGTTTGGATAGCGCAACTTGGCATCCACAATCTCAGTACAAGAAGCCAGATAAGTCTTGTTCTGGAGATTGGAGTTGGTCGAATCAGCAGTAATGCGACGAACACGAATGTTCCAAGGACCTGTACCAGTCAACTCAACACGATGCTGGCGCTCATAGCGACTTGTGGTTTTACCGTTGGTAGTTTGATTGACGACCTCCGTCCAGGAACCCCCATTGGGTTGAGTGTCAATGGCATACTGGACTGAGGTGCCACCAAGGTCCCCATTAGAAGGGTTTTGATAGGTAAGTTGCGGAATCATGATGCGAACACGAACAGCGTTCACACTCAGATTGGCAATGCTACGAACCACCGGCTGAGTTACTTTAATCTCGACTTCGACAGCTACTTCATTCTCAACAGATGGAAACCCAGGGATATAACCTTGAGACTGTGTACCATTGCGAGTAGCAATCGTGACGCCATTGAAGTTGTAAGAGCCGTCAGCATTCTGGATTGGAGTGTCGTCCAGATATACAGATTGTAGGCCGTTTACGAGACCTTCTACTTCGCCTTCGCTAACCAAATCAAGCACTCGAGCAATGGCTTTACTCCGGAGACTATCCGGAGATTCTACCGGAGTACGAGTGCCGCCACCGCCACCCTTTCCTCCACCGCCGCCAAAGCCGATAACATCTTGCATTATGCTTCTTCCACTGTAAGGCCTGCAGAGATGACTGCAGAACCTACCATCAATTTGCCATATCCCAAGGGAACCGGGTGCCCTTGAGCCATTGTGTTTACCGCACCATCAAAATAAGTGCTAGGCTTGTTCTCAGGTCGTTCAGACGGGTCATCCGTCTTGGGAACTGGAACCAGCATTTGAATAATGCCACCAGCCACAAGTGCAGTACCCGCCTGAATCAGGTAAGTACCCCATGTTTGGCCAAAAGCGTTCAACACTACTCCGACAACGATTAGGATTGCACCGATGATGGTTTGAAATATGCCGCCTTTTTTACGACCTACTGCAATCGGCGCAATCCTAATGGTTTCCTGGGGAGCCAACGAGTTATTCAATTCCATTTCAGACACATCACGCTTATCTGCTCGCACGACGTACTCCACACCGCGGAGATGTGCGGTCATCAGCTCTTTTTCAAAGCCTGGAAAATTAGCAGAAAGGGCACGCACAGCCTCAGCCACGCTCTCAACTTCGAGCATGAACTCACGACCAAATTTCTTGGCCAATTCGCCGTACAGTTTCACTTTACGCATGTTTCGTGCCTCAAAATATGGGTTGTGTGCTTTTGATAATATCCACCAAAAACATCTCTGCTGGACAAGCGTCCATACAGATGATGCATAATCAAGCCATCACCGATGTAGACCGCGGCATGGTTTGCCACATCAGCTTGAATTTGCATCAGAAAGGCATCACCAATCTGAACCTGTGAAAAATCCAATTCACCATCAATCTTTGGAATTTGCACAAAGCCTGCGGATTTGAAGTTCTCCACATACAGGTTCAGGCCGTTCGCCCACCAATCGTCGTCCCGGTGAAAGTTTGGAAGCTCGAGATTGAACTCTTGCTTGTACCAGTCACGGCACAGTGTGTAGCAATCCACAACACCATGATAAAACGTACGACCAACCAGCGGTTGCACATAACCTGTGGGCTTAATCTCATTCCAAGAATTGTCGACTAGGCTAACAATGTGCCAAGGAATGTTTGTCGCTTCACAAGCAACACGATCAGCTTCAGATGGCTCGTTTGAAACGTCTGGATGAGAGTGAATCAATCCAACAATCTCGCCAGCATCTTCAGCCTTAATCCAGTCCTCAGACTGCATGCGAAACTGATCGTTATCCTTGGCCATGTTTTCACATTTCCAAAGACGCAAACGACCCTTGACTACTACAGCCAACGCGCAAGCCTCTTTCGGTGCTTGCTCTTTTGCATATGACAAAAATTCGTCTTTAATTTCGTCAATCATTTGGTCAACCCCGCTGCAGGAAATCCACCATATGGGAGTTCAGCGTAAGTGCCAAACCGAAGTTTACATGAGTTTACTCGTTTTCCACAGACATCCAAGTTAACGTCTGCCGTGCCAACATCAGAAGCTGTAAACATTAGCCCAGGCACATAGCCACATTCAGGCCCTTTGTACTTCCAGGGGCACACGTTCTGAATGATTTGACGACGAGGAAGTTGAACACCTTGCACGTCAAAAGCGACAGCTAGCTCGAACTCAACAAGAATCTTATTCTCAGTAGCCTTACGGTCAATGAAGAACACGTCATCCATGAAGGCCTGATTGGGGTCAGCATCTGGATTGCCTGCAGTAAAGTTGACAGCATCGAGATACTTAGCCAACGTACGCTTGCGAATCATTTTGCAACCAAGCAAATCATCGTAATCACGAATGAACGCTGAGATTGCACCGGTGACGTTAGCCACTCGCACTGTAGGACGAGGAAGTTTACCTTGACCACGATACTCAAATCCGCTTACCTCAATGGGGAACGGAGAGTACGTGACGCCTTGCCACACAACTGCGGTTTTCAGTTCATTCGTGCCAGCGTGGAAATATACAGTGGTTCCGCCAGCGGACGTCATGTCAAGTACGTACAACTCAATCATAGCTGACGGAGACAGAGATTGGATGTCTTTTACGACGCTCATTCGAACACCTGCTCAAACTTAGCTGTACCAGCACGAAGCTGATAAGCGGAATGCGAGAACTGCCACTCACGGCACTTGAACCGAGCGGCCAACCCATCAGGTGTAGTCCAGTCAAATGCTAGATAACCTTTGTGGGCTTTGAAGAAATTCTCAATGGCGGTGAAGGTTGCAAAATCAATATTCTCGAAGGATACAGACCACTCTTCAGCCACGTTGTTGATACCGTCAGGCGACTCTTGAGCGTAGCCGTCCCCAAACTTCGCTTGCTTAACGCGAGGTTTAACGCTCTTCGATGAGCTATATGAGACGGACCATGTAAAAGTTGCCATATTTGTTTTATTCCTTCTAAAAGTAGCTCGCCTGCGCTAAAAGTAGCGCTCCGAATGCGCTCTGAAGCTGCTTAAAATAAGTAGTTAATATATAACTATGTACTACTTATTTTGAAGTTGAACCAGAGCGGTCATCCAGAGCGCATTTTACGCTCTGAAGCTTAGTTTTTAGCCAGAATACCTCCCGGACGCAATTCATCAGTAAGAACACCAATCACAACCGCTTTCAGCTTGTTGCCCAACTGGTTACCCGATTCTCCACCATCTTTAACCTGACCATCCTGTATGGATACAGCAATCGTCACATTGTTTTCAACATTGCCACCGCCTTGATCGCCTGATACGCGGATACCAAGGCGACCTTGAGCATCTTTGCCAAGCGGCATAATTGCTTCAGGACCAGCCTCACCCATAATTCCGATTGGGAACGACGTGGGCTTATTCACAATACGATTAGCGAAGGCCCCACCGCTTGCGAACATTTGAACACCACCATCGTGGAACGCTGCGCCTTTGGCCACCATCATCATCGGTACATATGCGCTGGCTGGCAGCGTAGTAGCCCCAACAGCTATCGTAGTAGCCCCGCCACCGAATGCGCCACCAAACATCGCCATCAAAGGCTTGATGATCAGGAGTTGAATCATCAACTTGACCAGTTCACCCAAGATGACTTTGATGAAGTCCTTGAAGTTCAACTTGCCAGTCATGACGAAGTTTGTCAGCGCGTCTTCCATAGCACCGAAGCTACGTTGAACCGCACCAGATACCTTGCCACTAACATCGCTGAGCTGGTCCAAATACTTGGAAATACCATCTCGCAAACCTTCAGTCATGCTACTCTGTTTGGCATAAAACTCATCCAGAGTATCGCTCATCTGGCCTTTGAGGAATTGCTCCAGTTCTTGATACTTAAGCAATTCCTCTCCGGTTGCACCCGCGGAAAGCTTTTTAATCTCGATTTCAATTTTGCGAGCTTCAGTCGCACGACGAACAGCCTCAGCGGTTTGGCCTTGCATGGCCATCTCAAATTTCATCTGGTCGATACCTTCAGTGGCATCAAGCATCATTTTCTTGCGGCCACGTGCTCGCTCAACGGATACAGCAAGCGCGTCTGCGGCCTTCGCTTTTTCGCGCTCAGCGGCAATCATCTGGTCCGACATAGCCAGATATTTAGAATCGAACTTGAGTTTCTCTTCAAACTGTCGCAGATTCTTTTCTTCAACCGGATTACGGTCGTTGGCAATATCCATCAAGTCCATTTCAGACTGATAAATAGCCTTGTTCAATGACAGAATGTCTGACTGAAATTGTTCAGCGGCCACGCGCTTAGCTGTCGCTTTGTCTGCAGCATCCGCCATAGACAGGAGTTCTGCCTTCTGGGCTTTCGACATAGCGATATAATCTTTGTCGAACCGCATCTTGGCTTCAAGTTCAGTGCGATTCTTGCCCTCGGTCTTCAACCTACCTTCCATGATGTTAGTGTACTCAAGCTCTGCTACGCCAGCCATCTTAAACAGCTTGACTCGCTCTTGCTCGTAAGCACTCCCCATCCCCATCCCCATCCCCTTATTGGGTTTGCCACCCGTTCCTGCCAAACCCTTCATCATGTTAGCCATCTCAGCGTCAGTCTTGGGACGAATATCAATTTGGGCTTTGCCCGCTAGAGACTTGTTGTCCGCCTCCATAGCCGCCTTCTGCTTACGCATATTGGCGAAAATCTCATTCGTCTTTTTCCAAGCCTTAGCGGTTGGCGAATCATCAGAACCAAGCACAATAGCCAAATTGGTATTTGCCAATGCCAATGCCTTGTTGCGCTCAGCTATAGCGGCCTTGAAGTTGTTAACAGCGGCATCCAAACCGTCTGTAGCCAAGTCCTTAATGCCTTTCCAGCCGGCTAACATTACGTTGACATCCTGGATGACGACATTGATAGACAGGGGAAGTTGCATGATGACCGCCAGGAAAGTCATAGCTGCGTCAGTCATCACCAACATCATTTTGGCGACGGTTTCACCAAAACCAATGAAGTCGGATTTTCCATCAACTGTTTGGCTAAAAGCCCCAACCAGCTCACGCATGATAGCTGTGAAAGACTGAATAATCCCGGACAATCCTAGGAAAAAGTCTTGCACATCAGATTGAGTGATTTTAGACAACCAGTCGGCTAATTGACCGAACAATGTGCCGAGCGAATCGCCGATAGTTTTACCAAGCGACGAATCACCGAGCTTGTCGGTGATAGTCGTGATAATCTTTGTCAGACCATCCATAGCCCCAGATTGACCAATTACACGGTATAGCTCGAATATGCTGTTCTTCATGGTATTCAGCTGGCCAGTAAACTGGTTCGCTGCATATTCTGCAGATTCTCCATATTCCTTTTTAATCTGGTTGGACAGTTTGATCAGCACCTCATACACATCGAGTGTGCCTTTTGTCACCGCGTCACGGAATTCGGCTTGCGTCATGTTCATGGCACGAGAAGCAAGACCCATTGCGTCAGGCAGCTTGTTGGCCAACTGACGCTGAAATTCTTCGAGACTAACTTTGCCTTTAGAGGCAGATTGCTCCAAAGCCATGAACAAGAGGTTTGTCTCATGGCCCTTCAAGTGCAGCACCGTGGAGGCTTCTGAAATTGCCTCGAACACGTGGCGTGTCATTTCGCCGGTCTCATCCACAGACTTCATAGAAGCTGCGAGACGACCATATTGCTTAGTCACACTTTCAATGCTGACACCGATTTTATTGGAGAACGCGAGCAAATACTGATACTCAGCGTTTGACTTGGCTACAGAGCCAGTCACAACGTTCATCGTTGCAATGAACGCATTGAATGTCGTGTTTACCTCGATTAAGCGATCAAGGAAACTTTTCAGCACATATCCTGCACCGATAGCTGCGAAAAATGCAGTCAGCCCAGCATTGCTCTTGCTGAGAAACGACTGCATCCGCTCGAAGCTGGAAGACAGGGAGTTGAGGGCTGACGTCGCGCTACTCGACATGCTAGAGATAGCATTCTTGACGCGTGACGCTCCAGCTTCCGCTGGGGCCGCATCAACTACTACCTGCAATGTCGAAGAATCACTCATGTCTTTCCTTTAGTCCCTGGCTTTTCCTTAGTTACATGTTGCAAGAACGTGGAATCCATCGTGATTATGTATTTAACGAAGGAATCTACATCGCTTGTCCCATATATCTGAATATACGCCAGCATGTCCTGCATACTTATCGGATTGGGTGCAAATCCGACCGACCTTCTTGACGAGAGTATATCAAACGCTATGATGTACTCTTGCATCCAGTCATATACAGTAGGCTTCTGGTTCAGGGCTTGAGGTTTTAGACCTTGGTCCTCCAACTCTTCAAGGAATTCCTCCTTGTCGCCCCACTCCAGTCGCCACTGGATATACTCGCTTAGGCGTTTCCCTCCTGCTCTTGCTCCTCAGCGCGGAAGTTCTCCAGGTCCGTGGAGAACTCTTGCACAAATTCGCGCAGATCGTCGTTGTTCTTCAGAGCCATGCGGCACTGACCTTTGTCGAACTTGACTTCATTGCCTTTGGAATCAATCACACCACGCCAGTCGAGGATGAGACCTTCAGACATAGCCTGGCAGATGATGTCCTTGCTTTCCACCGGGTCCAAGGTACCCTTTTCGATCTTGCGACGATGAGGGGCTTGCAGGCGAGTCAGGGCCCGCTGAAATTTCGGATTGCCGCTATGGGCGATCTTGAATTCAGAACCGCCGAACTTCGCCCACACACCATCTTCGGTGGAGGTGTTTTGTTGATCGATGATGATTGCCATGATATTTTCCTTTCTGTTAACCCACTGTGCTCTTATTGTCCAACAATCTTATTACGGATTGTCGAACTTGTCGATCTGAATCATACAAGCTGATGTCGGATCGTAAATGGCGCGCCAAGTACCTTGGAACACCAAATCTTGGTCGAGGCCACCTGCAACCACTTGACCAGACTCGTACTTCACTGCAGGAAGAGTGAATCGGTAGTAGTCACCAGTGGAGTCGTTGACCTTAAACGACAGAGCGAATGCGGTGCCGTTGATGAAGCGGTTGTACGCGGTCAAATCGGCGAAGTAAGCTTCGATGTTGCCGGTGATTTCCAGCCTGCCCAAAGCCACGCCGACGTGAGGAAGCGAACCAATCGCATCTTGTGCACGAAGGTTGTTGTTCAGATTCAAACTCATCGAGCGAATCACCATCGTGGATGCGACACCGTTTTCCTTGATTTCAATCAGGTCGGTGACCGCGTTCATGACGTTTTCAGATACACCAGGTGAAGCCGAGGTAGTCGCGCCAGTGATCTGAGTGGTACCAGTCGTCGCACCAAGACCCATGAAGGAGAACGAGCCGGTCAGAATCTGGCCGGTTTTGAAGTCCAGAGTCATACCGCCGACGCGGCTACCGTTGAACGTCTGGAATACAGGGGCGTCCAAGTCTTGGAAGTGCTTTTGCAGACTGAACGACTTCAGTGCAGTGCCGTTCTTGATCGAACTCAAGTTGGAAACCGGAGCTGAAAACGAACTGCACAAAGCCGCTTCAATGAACGCGTCGAACGACAAGAACGACATTTCAAACTGAACGTCACCACCTGCGTCTGCGGACACACGGACTAAGTCGGTCGTGTTGCGATCAGAACGAATTTCGTTGGAAACGACGTTCTTGATCGAGTAGTTGAGCGACTCGCCAGTGTAGCGAATCTCTTTGAAAGCCGGCGTCGCTGGGGTAGTGCCGAAAGTGACTTCGGGTACGTAGCGAAGAGCGGTCCGGTTCGATGTACCAAGATTAGGCATGATTTATTCCTCTCGAGAAAATTCAACGGACACGTTCACCTGGTACCAATCTTTGAACACGCCTACTTTTTGCACTTTGGGGACGAGAAAAACGATACCGCCGATACGTTTTGCACGAAACAAAGTGGTAATTGTGTCTGCTAATTCAAGGGCCCTTCCAGAACCAATATCAGGTTTAACGAAAATTTGTACAAACAACACTCCGACATATCGAAACAAAGGGTTGGAACCCAATGAAGCTTGAAATGCATCAGCGTTCTGAGTTGAAACTCGAACCCATTCACTTACTGACGAGTCATTCATCTCGTCATTTTCATACTTCACCAGAGTCGAAGCGTAATTGGCCTGAACATACTGTTCGATAGTGGCCTTTTCGCTTACAAAACTCATTTATTTCAATCCTGCCAAAGTTACTCTAACCATCCCTGCTGGAGCCTGTCCTGAATACCCATACTCAAGTTTAACTGAGTAAGGCTGCCCATTGCAAATATACAGTTTAGGGTACTGAGAAAGATTCGAGATGTTTGGTCGTTCTGGAGGTGGTAGCGGACTCAGTGGATTCGCATCATACAATGGAATCGACTTGAAAACCGGTGCACCTTCATTCAGCGTCCAACACGCTCTAGCTCTTCCTGTCCAAACTGGCGTCTTTGCAACGACACCATCAAAAACTTGCTCCGCAAGGTCCTTAGCTTTATCCTTCACCGACTTATCGACGGTTTTCATAAAATTCATCGGATTTACGACCCATCGACTTGTCAATCCCATCAAAACGCTCCTAAAGTACGCTCTGATTCAGTTTCAATTTAAGTAGCTTATATGTTACCATTAGCTACTTATTTTGAACGCATCCAGAGCGCCCTCCTGAGCGCTACCGACGCAACTGAAGCATAAAAATAATGACCTTACTACCTGCTTGCACTGGATTAACGTTGATCAAATCATACGTCACTCCATTCATCACAACCTTGTCGCTCAAACTTGGAACCGTATC